GGATTCTGTCTAAAGTATTCCTCCATTTGAGCAGCTTGTGCTAAGTACTCTTCTTTCCAATCTTGATTATCATTATCGTCCCAAGGAGCGTCAAATTGCCATCTATAAGCCATACGTTAACCTGGAAATATGTCTTCGTCCATAAGAGCTAATATATCTTTACTTGGCAATACTCTATACATTGCTCTAAGTATCATATTAGACTCCATTACTCCCATGCCATATTGTTCCTGTAACTGATTAGCAGCTAACGATTCACCTATTTTATCTGTTTGTCTAAAAATATCTTGTACTACTGGTGCTGTATTCTGAACTTGTTCAGGATTGCTAAGTTGTACATTTGCAGCTTCTTCTACAAACATTTCTGCATTATCTTGTAAATTATCTAACTCTGTTCCTTCACCATAACTTTCAGATTGAAATTCTCCTTTATTACTTCCTGGTCTAAAACGTGCCATTGATACCTCCATCCGTATCTTCTCTTACAATAACTATGTCAAACCTACCTACATTAGGTATGTAAGCTATAGTCAATATATCTAATACATCTCCATCTTTATATACATAATTGTTTTCTTCTTGACTTAACTCTTCAGAACTTGCATCCCACATTGGTTGTTCTTCTACGGTATAGTTATTAGCAATAATTTTTGCAAATTCAAAGTTTAAATTTTCTGGACTAGCCAACTGCTCCTCCTAACAATGCTGCTAGGTTTGGAGGTCCACCTGCTTGTTGTTGTTGCATAGCTTGATTTTGCAACAAAGCTTGTTCTTCTGGACTTGGCTCTTCACCTGATGCACTAAAGAATTTTTCTAACACTTGTCCAATATCTTTAGGATTATTGTAAATTTCAACTACTGCCATCATTGCAGCTTTATCACCTTGTTGTGATTGCTGTAACAACATTTGATATAAAATCTCTTCTGTTTTTTGTTTTGTAATTCTTTCGTTTATTTGTGTAAGGTTTTCTAAACCATCCATTTCTTGTTGTAATGTTTCTCTATCAATAATACCTGCATTTAATAATTGCAATCCTGTAATTATTTTATTTGGTGCATCGAAAGAAGCCATAGCTCCATACTTTCTTCTTGTAATATAGTTCATGTCTATATCTGTAGAAGGTGTATATGATTCAGAAAAAGAAGCTCCTTTGTAAGTTCCTGTTATTGGTTTTCTTTTTTTACTAAAAAGTACTTCATCTAGCTCTAATCTTTTAGAATCTACTTCTTGCAAAGCATACTCAAGAATAGTGTGATACTCATTTACCATTTGACTAACGCCAGACTCCAGCTCTTCGAGACCTCTACCTGTTACAAATGAGTTTGGTGATATTGCGTCATCTTGAACTGGATATCCAGCAACTACTCTGAGTTGCCTTTCTAATCTACCTACTTGTTCAAATAATTGATAAGGCAAGTTTGTAGTTGGTTTTACTATTTGTGAACCAGGAGATAAGTAGTTTATTGCATTTCTACCTTTTCTGTATTGACCTGACTCTATTTCACCAACTATGTTTGTTTCTGTAAATACTGCATCTTCCATAGCTATTACAGATAAAATGTTTATTTTAGCCATAGAAGCCATTAGTCCTACTACTTGGTCAAATTGTCCTTGTAATCTATCAAAGCTAAATCTTTTAGCAATAACAAAAGAAGGACCTGACTTAAGTGGGTTAGGTACAAAATCAACTATTTTTTTAGAAGCAACATGAACAATGTATGTGCCTTCTAAATTCATATACTCAAGAATTACATCACCGTTTTCATCTGAGTTTTCCCAGCTACCATCATCGGTATATCTAAGGTTATAACTGTCATATGATGTATCCTCTGAATCTTTTTGTTCATAATAAGCTTTTAACTCTGGATACATTTTTATAAGATTCTGTATTGGAATCTTTTGTATAATTGCTAATTCTTGTGGTTTTTGTTTATTGCCGTAATATCCTGGAAAACAGTCATAAGGATTTCTTAATTCTGCACATGGATACATGTTTCCATTCATATCTGGTTTTGTAGTAATAACCCATACTGCAAATCCATAACCTGGTAACCATCTAGCTACTTGTGGTAACTGTAATTCTAATTCTTGCATCTTGTCGTATGCAGTAATAATTCTTTCTAATTTATCTTTTTTAGCTTTGTTTCTTTGTGAATCTCTTGCATTTGTTATATGAACATCTAATGTAGGAGTTTTACCTATCTTTTGTGCAAGTCTATCTAAAGCAGACAACATTAAGTTAGGTGCTGGTATTGTATGTGATTCGTTATTATCTAGACCAGGACCTAGTAATTGTCTTATTCCATCTTCTCCACCATTTAAAATTGCTCTGTATCTTGACCTATCTATTAAAGAATCATCGTGCATTCTTTTTAGATAGGATGCTCTCTCAATTATTTCTTGCGGTTTCATCTATCTCCAAGGTATATCATCCCATTGTATACCATTATAACCATCAAAGCTAGGAGTGTAGTCGATTCCCATATCAGAATAAGTTAATTTTGTCAACGTTCTAATTACCTTCATTGGAAACCAACTTGCCATAACTATGTCACTTTTGTAACCTTTGCCACCTTTTCCTTTAGATGCAAAGTATGTAAGTTGTTTTGTATACAATGTTGCTTTGTCTTGTGCTTCGCTATCTGCAAAAGGTATATCAATCATACCTTCATTAAACATAGGTGCTAAACTTGTAACACCAAATCTTTCATCCCATTTATTTTTATGTGTTTCGTGTCCTTCTAATTTAATTCCTTGTATGTTACAGTATTCTTTTATTGTTTTGTCTTGTCTTATAGCTTTTTGAAATCCATTTTCTTCTATAACCCAATGATACAAACCATACATATCATGCCATCTTTTAATTAATTCAAATGCTTCATCTAGACCACCACCAAGATTGTTGTCTAAATCAACCATTGTAAGTTTAATTTCACCACTTTCAGTTTCTACTGCCCATAAAAATCCTGCTTGATAACCTGTAGCTGCAGGGTCAAGTCCAGCAACTAAGTAAGAACCTCCTGGTATTGTTCCAATATTCATATCAGCTCTATAACATTCTTGAACCATTTCAGGATTAAACAATCTAGCTGCTTGTGAGAAAGCTTTATTTAAATAAACCATTTCAAAGTTCTTTAAACCACCTGTAGTCATAGAATCTCTTTTACGATTCATTAACCATTTAAAAGTTCTTTTACTTCCCCATAACATACATTCAACATGGTCTTCTTCTTCTAATTCATTCTTAGTACACATAGAATCGTGTGCTTCTTCTACTATAGTTTCCCATGCTTCGTTTTCTAATAAAGCAGAATATAAATCATCAGGATGTTGTCTTGAACCAATAATCACCATAGCTGTATGTTCTTCTTTACGAGAACCTAATGTAGTAGTCCACCAGTTTTTAGTATTGTTTCTAGATGCAGGTTGCATAGTAGAACTGTGGTCCTCAATGTCATCTGCAATAATTATGTCACAGTCTCTTGATAGAATCTTACCACCTCGTCCTATGCCTATCATTGTAGGTGACTTTATACCAGATACAGTTCTAGTAGAAACAGTAAATCCATTTTGTGACCAAGACTTACCTGTTCTACTTGCTGGTTTAAATTGACCACCTGGTCCACAGAAATCTTCTTTAAGTCTTTCGTTATTTTCTAATGTATCTATAACAGATGAAACTGAGTTTTTAGCAATATCTTCATTACCACCAACCCACATTATTCTTATATTTGGATTTCTACATATAAGCCAAACTACAAAGTGTATAAGTAATTCTGTTTTACCATGACGAGGAGGACTTAGTATCATTTGTTGTCCACCATCAAGTAAAGCTTTATTAATTGATTTAATCCATTTGTCATGAAAATCTGCAGTTTCAAAAGGTATACCTTGTTCTGTTAAAAAATATCTATCTCTAAAATTTACAAAGTCTACTAATGATTGTTTAGCATCATCAGATACTTCCCAATCTTTTGCTTGTATATCTTTTTGTAAATCCTCTCTATATGCAGCTAACATCCTAGAAACATGTGCAGTAGAACAAGATAAAGCATCTGCTACTTCTTGTTGATTAATATTTTCGTTAATTAAATCTAATGCATAACCTTCATCTTTAAACTTGTTATATAATGCACCTCTTCTTACAGTTGCAGATTTAGGTTCATTAACAGGTTTTTTAGGTGGTGTATATTCTTCACCTTTTTGTTTAGCTCTGTAAATACGTTGTGATTCTCTTCTATAACATTTTTGTGAACAGTATTTAGTTTTACCTGGTGGTAATGGTGAAGTACATTCGTCTGCTATGCAAACTACATTATTTACCATTTAGTTTTATTAGCCCAGTATGCTGCGGACATTTTGCCCTTCTTAATATTTTTTGCATGCCTGGCTTTAAAAGATTTTCGTCTTGCCTTTCCTTTAGCAGTCTTAGGGTTCTTACCTGCACCTGATACACCTTGCTGTCCAAATCTTATAAGTTTTAAATTATGACCTTCTTGTGCTAAAACAACATGAGACTTTTTAGGATGCTTAGGTGTACGCTTAGGTTTGTTAACACCTGATAATCCATGTTTTTTAAGTAACGATTTTTTTCTATTAGCGTGTGACATTATTTTTTAATCTTCTTTATATTACCGTTTTTAGTTCTAGCAAACTTATGTGTTTTAGTTTCCCTTATAAGAGTACCGTAATATCTTTTACCTTTCCACATCCAACTAACAGTTTTAGCCATTACTTACCAACAGCTTTCTGGGCTCGCTTGTGTGCTTGTGAAAATGTAGCACCTCTAAGCATAGAGTTTTTCATATACTGCATATGTTTTTTACTATGATGTTTAGAATGTTTCTTCATAGTCTCTTGTTGTCTTTTAGTCAACTTAGATAAATCTACGCCTTTAACTTTCATTTTTTTGTAGCCCTAGACTTTTGTACTTTTTTTAAATCTATTCTTCGTCCTTCTTTATAAGCCTTAGCTGTAGCTCGAATTTCACGTGCCACAGACGCTTTAGAACGTTTTTTATTCTGTAAATACTTAGCAGGTACACCCTTCTCATATTTAACTTTTCTTTTACTTTTTTTTCTTGGCACGACTCTTACCTTTTTTCTTTATGTCATTGTCTTGAGGGTGTCCACCTCTTATAAAACTGTTTACTCTACCCATAGCCCAAGCAGCCATGCTAGCAGACTTACTACCACTAGATAGATAAGCACCTTGTCCTCTGCGGTAGACTTGTGCAAGCTGTCCATAAGTGTATTTAGATTTTGCAGCTTTCTTTTGTAAAGTTGCTTTAGTCTTTGCATTGATAGGTTTTCTTTTAGGCTTACTCTTCTTCTTTGCCACTTCTTACCTCATTCATATATTGCATATTAACATTATAGTCAATAACAAACTGTTCTATCAATTCATCAATTTTTTTGACATCAGGTGGTCTTTTAACAATTTGTGAACCACATGCGTCTGATAGGTCCATAGCCCATTGTTTTAGAACATCTCTGTTCCTAAATATATTCTGCATTACTCCACCTTTCTATTTAGTACTTCATGCCTTTTTTCTTACGCTTAGAACTATTTTTCTTTTTCTTCATTTTTCCGTACATTACGTCTCCTAATAATTTTGTTATACTCTGTACAACCTAGATTAACACACTTTTTTTCTTTAGGTGTAATCTCATATAATGCATTGCATTTCTTGCAATTTATTATTTCCTTCATCCTATAATGTTATTATGGACAAAATACAGGAAAAGGCAATCAATGAAAAAGGTAGAGCAACTGCTTTACAACTAGAGCAACTTATGGCAAGAGTTGACTTTAAATATAATAGACATCAACCTTGTTTAGTATGTAACGAAAAATACAGACATCATATTGACGGATTACCATGTGTTTCAGATACAGAAAGAAAACAGATAATTCGTACAGATAGATGGGGTAATATACTTACAAGGGGATGAGCTAGGTTTTTCCTCCTTTACCTAGCTTTATCCCTCTTCAGCCACAGCATCTAACAAATGAAAACTTACGTTTATTTCTTGCACGAGCCCAGTCGCTTTTAGGTCCTCAATAGGCACTATCATAGAGCGTGAAAAAAAATTTTTATTTTCTGCATCAACTATCTTGTATTTATCTTCAATAATCCAATCTACTATATGTGGTATGAGTTCTGTAGGATTCCAGTAAAGAACTGTATTAGTTGGATATATCCAGTAGAAAAGAAAGTCTGGAAATGTTTTAAATGCACACCCAATGGTTTTTTTATCAGAATGTACAATCTGTATCTCTAGTGCTACATTGCCTGTAGATTCAGCTAATGTGTCTGTTTTTACTTCTACATACCTAGTGCCTAATTCGTTATTAAGAATAAAGAAGTCTGCACCTTTCAACTGTTCTTCTTTACGAGCGTCTCTAACTATAAATTTTATCTTACCTTCGTTTGTTGTTTGTGATTCATAATACTTTTTTATTAATGATTCACCTCTCTTACCGATAGTAAGCTGTTCTTCAAAATCAAACATTTATCCTCCTGTAACTTGATTTAAGATATTATAATACTATAGTGAATTTAACAAATAGTTTTTTACAACTAAAAGGTTACAGGTAAGAGCTATCGGACGGCAAAAAGCTGACTGCATCTTACTAACAAGATGGACTGGGATTACCACAAAGTCAGTACCCAAGGACCTTTGAAAGTACGAAATTCAAACTTTTTTTATGCGTAGCATATATGTCCGCTATGCACGAATCGACCCCCACCAAACGCACTATAAAAAAGGAGTAATTAACTTCTTTTTTACTAGCAAGTATGCTAATATACTACATTAGGGAAGTTGATTATGTTAACTATGGTAATGCCTGTAACATACCTGTAACTTACTCTAGCAATAGAGTTTCATACCAAGTTACTAATCAGCTTCCTTAGTTTTTTTTGTAGTAACAATTACCAATAATTCAAGGATTACTTACGTATATACCATACCCACACCCCACATTAACACTCCGTATACACGCAGACACACACGGTGAATACTACAGGCTTCCTTATATTTTCTATTGTTTACATGTGTTGACAAATACATCGAGTATTTGCCTATATGAATAAGTATGTAGTACTTTGTTTAATAAATACATACCTTCTTTTAAATACCATACATAATATATATAACTGCTGTTCATCTTTTCATCTATTCATAAGAGATTTAGCTTTACATTTCTAGTCAGTTAATGGGGTACAAGTTCACATTCCTTTTTAGCATACTTAAATACCTAGTAAATTTCCTATATAACACATACATTGCTACGCAAAAGATAAGATATATACTCACTTGACAAACTATTTAAGCACGCTTCTGTATCAATGTTGTGAACTTGAATAAATGTTCAAGTGTTATAATAAAGGAGGCGTAATGCCTAAATCAAAGAAAACTACTCAATGGATAAGTAAAGATAAAACTTATGATAGAGGTGGTATAGAAGGTACTAAATACTTCGGTATAAAATTAACTGGAGAAAATAGTACTAAATCAAATGGTGCTAATTCATTCTTCGTAATGAAACTAGGAAAAACACCATTCGATACTAAACCATTGCATAAAGAAAGCTTAAAAGATTATAAAGCTTATATGCAATTCAAATCCATCGTAGTGGATAATCCAGAAGTGCTAAACAAAGGTAAGTTCAAATTGAATTCCAATGGAACATTACCTAAAGCACTTCTCGATATATTAGGTACAGATAAAATCGCTAAAGAAATAGCTGGAGTACCAACACTCGCAGAGTGCAAAGCTATTCAAGATAGTTGGAGTAAAAACTAACTAACAATAATTAAGAGGTGGCTACTTCGGTAGTCATCTCTTTTTTTATTATGCCCGAGTAATCAATGCCAACAATACCATAGTCTATTCTGTCTGTCCCCCACAATCTAACCATATCTATTATTCTATCTCTGTAATATATATGCATAAC